GCCGTGTCTTGTTGTTGTTTGGTTGATTGGATCACTCACGTGAGCATGAGCCTAGCCGGTTTTACAATTTAGTTAGAATGCTTAAGTTGTGGATATGGGTCGCTAATACGCTTTGCGATATGCACGTTACTTACCCGGATTCTTCAACCGCACTGTTTATAAATATTTCTACTTATCGATGTTTATGAATTAGCGGCGCTGTCTTATCTTACTTACAAAATATTAACAAAACTTTTACGACAACACAAAGTACTATGCTCTGGCTTTCTAGGTCATATTCACCCTGGCGCCTGTTTGCCGTGAGATGGCATGAAACCAGTTTATAGGACATTACTACAGGAACTTAAACTCCACAGTGTTCGGGGTGTCTACATCTTGAATAGACAGTATGGGCTACTTGCGAGGTTTACATGTACACACCCTTGCTAAAGTTTTGTAGTCTGGAAGATAGGGGAGTGAGTACTTGTGGAGTTGACCATCAAGGGATAATTGCCAATGTAGTTAGGGCAAGACTGTCCTATTCCAACCCGCTTTGATAATCGCGTCAAACATTTCACTTGATATGTGAGCCGAGGTCGGTGCATAGTAATAAGGCTATTATACATAGTAACCAGGTGGAGCATGAATGCTGACAAGTTTGAAAGGCTGTATGTCATACTCCATGGGAGCGTTCATTATTTATGTGACTAGTTGCCTGGACCTACGTGTTTTAATAGGCACTTAATTATAACACCATTAGATTTATCTGGCTACTGGTAATGACATAGTGCGTGCAGCTCTGCCAGTGAATAATGGTAATTTTTTAAGAATAACTTTGCGTTGGCGGACTCTAGGACCCTAAAGCCGTGGCCCTGGGTTCTTTTAAACCGTAAACAACCTTATTTTAACATACCAGGCTGGGGGTGGCTCTCCTTAGTCTTAAGCACATCCACTAACAACCGGGCCTGGGTTCTTCTAAACACTTGACAGATTTATTGCCCTGATGGCTGAGGCTTGACGTGAGCCTACTTTGTACTGAGAGCTACCTTTTACCCTATGTTGGGCTAAACGTTAACAGGGGAATAAGGCATGACAATTGTCGACATTTGCATCAACATAAATGTTGCCTATTTAACCGATTAGAGGATAGCGTTATTATTGGCGGTTTTGGATTGTTTATTACACTGTTGTCTGCCATTGCCAAACACGTTATTACATTGCGCGTAGAGCCGGGATTTACCATTTTAGTGAACAGGTGCCTTACTACAATTAAACTACTTTGTGCGTTAGCTACACTGAACCAATACCGAACCAGCCTCCTATCCATCTGGATAAACTGTTAGCTATGCTTATGCGGAGCTTGTGGATGTAGCTGTACCAGTCAGTGTTCCTTTTGCGATATTAAATCGACCAATCAGGTATTAGGAAGAAGCCTGGTTACACAATTTTGTCGTTATCAGCAAGCAAATCCTGTTTTGTGATATTGTTGCGACCATATGCAGTTGCGCCATTGGATATAATTTTTGCGCCTGTTGTTAGAACCTTGCTAACGTCACCGGTTTTGTAGTCACACAAGGTGCCAT